TCCTGAAGCTCGGCGCCCACGGCGGCAGCGAAGCGCAGGAAGTCGGGGTCGTCGCCGAACTTCTCCATCAGGCGGCTGTAGCTGCCGGCGGCGTCGCCCTCGGCGGCGAAGGCCTTGGCGGCACGCGCGGCCTGGCCCAGGTTCTTCTGCATGGCCTGGTCATCGGTCCACACCTTGGCCAGCTCGCCGCGGGCCTCTTCCTGCGACAGACGGGCATTGCCGGCCATCAGCTCCGGCGCGAAGCCGAAGTACTCGCTCAGGAAGAAATTCACGTGCTCCTGCGGGATGCCCTTCTCGTGGGCGCGGCCGATGATCCCCTTGAACAGCGGGTCGCCCTTCACCTCGTCGACGGTCACGCCGTCCGGGAGGCCCTCGATCACGTACTCGTCGGCGGTCTTGGGCAGCGTGCCGGTCGGGCGCATTTTCTCCAGCTCGGCGTAGCTGGTGGCGAGCTTGCGGGCGGACGCTTCGATGTCGAGGTCCGTACCGCCTTCTTTGACGGTGCGGAACTTCTCCGGGATCCAGTCGCTGGCGTTCGCTCCTGCTGCCCCCGCGAGCAGCGACGCGCCACCCTGGCCCGACGCGGCAGCTGCAGCTGCGGCTGCGGCGGCATCAACACCTTCGGCGGCGCCCTGGTTCCCATCATTCGTGTTCTGGTTCATCGGTGATAACTCCGTTGGCTCGGTTGCATTGGGTGACGATGAAATCCACCACGGAGCGGGCGCCCTCGCGGTGGTAGGTCTTGAGGGCGGCGTTCTCGCCGTCCAGCACGGCAGGCCGGTGGAACCGGCGCGCCAGGTCTTCCAGGATCAAAACGCCCTCAGCATGGTTCTCGAAGACGCGGGCGTACATTTCGGGCGTGGGCTTGGTCGCGTCGGTCATGCGGCGGTCGCCTGCTGTATCTGCGCATCAGCGGCGGTGGACAGGGCCTGTTCGCTCATCTGCTGCTGCTTCGCTGCCTGCGCTGCCTGGGCCTGGGCCTGCTGCTTCGCCTCGAACTCGTCGGGCGTGAGCAGCACCCGGCTAGGCACGCCCAGCCCTTCGGCGGTGATCTCCATCGCCACGGCGTCGTACAGGCGGTCGAGCGGGGTGTTGTCGCCGCGCGCCTTCGCGATGCCGGCCGCAGAGGCGTACAGGCGCTCGATCGCGGTCACCTCTTCCAGGCGCTGCGCGCGCGCCATCGGCGAGACGTACTTCACCGAGTAGTCGCGGTTCGAAAGGGATTCCGGTGCCGCGCCCAGCACGCCAGCGCGGTAAGCGATGCCGAAGCACCGCTCGACCAGCGGGCGCAGGGATTCGGCCTGCAGGCGGCCGCAGATCGGCCCCAGCAGTTGCCGAATCAGCTCGACGCGGACGTGTACCTCGGTCGCGGTCATGGCCGGGCCGTCCTGCGGCTGCAGCTGGTCGGCCATCAGAATCTTGCGGATTGCCGACTGCAGGTTGTTGACCAGGTACTCGGCCATGTTGAAGTCGCTGCCGGTAGACAGCGGCTTCAGAGACTCGGTTGAGCTGGCCACGATGATCTTGCGCGGCCCGAGCTTGACCGTACGCGGGTTCAGCACACCGTCGTCCTCGGCGATCCACATGCCGGCCACGGCGAGGTCGGCGGCGGCCAGCTGCATGCCCTTCAGCTCGTTGAGCGTGCGGATGTCGGGCAGTGCGTCAAACACCGGCCCAACGCCGTAAC